ATTTTAGGTTGCTGGAAGTAAAGCACATCCTAAAGTTAACCGCCAATAAGAATACGGACTATACTGGTGGCGAAGCCTGCGATAACCCCTTCGCTAACTTTGATGCCAGTACCTCATTCGGAGTTGATCCGTTCGTTGGAGTCTGTGTTCGGATGCAGGATAAATTCCAGAGAGCCAAGGCTTTTTGTGCTGACGGAAACCTGCGAGTTGACACAAAAGGAGATCAAGCTAAGGACATATTCCGTGACCTAATTGGTTACTCCTTGATAGCCATAGGGATGCTCGAACGTAGCGAGAACACCTAAGCTAAGATGGTATAATGCTTGGCTCCCTTGCAATCCGGCGGGGAGTCAAGTATTTTACTAATTATGCCAGATATTACTAATCACAAAATGAACAAAGCCATTAAAGAAGCAGTCGAAGTAAGTGTTAATCTCTACGAAAACGTGGATGCATATAAGCTCTCTTCGGGTGATAAGATCAAACACCTAGCCCTTGGTCAATGCCTTCGTTCGATGGTAGAATTACTTGAAAATGAACCCAGAAACAACCAAAGCCCCGCCACATAATGCAGAAGCTGAAGAAAAAGTTATCGCTTCCTGCCTGTATCCAGGTGATACATCTGTCTACGATTCAGTAGCAGCAGTCGTCCAGCAGGATGACTTTTATACCCTTCGAGGACGCATTCTATATAACGCCGTAGCCAAGTTAGCCTCCGAGGATAAGCCCTTGGATGAGATCAGTATACAAGAGGTCTTAAAGAGCACTGGAGGGCTCGATGAAGTCGGCGGGATAGCTGGGCTTATGTCCATTATGGATGCCGCCACAACGGAATCACAAGCTGTATTCTATGCTAAGCTGATATCCGAGAAGGCCAACCTCAGAAGACTGATCCGTGAATGCCGTATCGCTGTTGAGAAGGCAGAGAGTGAGTCACAGGAGTTCTCTGAGATTAGGTCAAATCTCGAAGGTCAGATACTGGATATTGATACCACCGTCGAGGTACAGGAAGACATCGGCTCAGCGGTCGATGAGATCCTTAGCGACATCGAGAAGATGAAGGCAGGTGAGTTCAATCCTGATGTAGTTAAGACGCATACGAATAGGCTGGATGGATACCTCGGTAGTGGTGGCATTGCTGCTGGTGAAATACTTACTCTAGCGGCTCCTACCTCCTGCGGGAAGTCAGCACTAGCTTTATATATTGCAGCGAAGGCAATGACTATTGATAATACGCCTACCGCTTACTTCTCCTTCGAGATGCCACGCAAGCAGTTAATGAAGCGTATGATCCAATCCGTATCAGGTGTAAATATTCGCAACATCCAAGAGGGTACAGCTACTAAGGCTAATACGAAATCATTTGAGGAAGCGTCAGCCAAGGTCAAGGACTTGCCCCTGATTACATCTCACAACGTTAGAAGCGCAGAGGATCTAGCTAGTCAATGCAGGTACTTCGTGCGCAAGAAGGGAGTCAAGCTAGTCGTCATTGATTACTTGCAGTTGATTCCATTCAGCGGGAAGATGAGTAAGGCCGAGGGTATCGCTGACATCTCTCACAAGGTAAAGCAGATGGCTATTGAGCTTAACGTATCAGTTATCCTATTGGCCCAGATAAATCGTGAAGGAGCCAAGCGTGAGGGTGGGTTAAGCCTGTATGACCTCAAGGACTCAGGTGACATCGAGAACGATGCTGATGCCGTACTACTGATGTGGCCCTGCAAGGGTGACGTTGAGTCCAGTAAGAACAGCGATTACAAAGGAGCTTACACGGAACTCTTTTACAAGATCGCCAAAAACCGAGAGGGTGAACGTGATATCGGCGCATCCTTTAAGTTCTATCATTGCACAGGGAGATTTGAATAGGGGGTGCAAGGGATTCGACCATCCCTCCGGGGGTGGCACGGCAGTTCGATTCTGCCCACCTCCACCAATTTTTATGAAAACAGAAGATGTAATACAAGCTGTAATGTCAGCATTCCCCAGGATGTCAGAACTTCGGGAACACCCCGAACGGATGAACTCCTTTGATTATGAGAGTGACGATTACTTAGTAGAGGTGAAAGTACGCAGAAAGGATTACGATCCTTGGATCATCGAGGAACTCAAGGTTGATACCAATATCGCAGTTGCTAAGTCCGTCAAGAAGGACTTCTTGTACGTTAACTGCTTCCCTCCTAAGATCTATATCTGGAATATCTCAAAGATGATTAGAGAGGATTATGACTTCGGGTACGAGAAGCGAGGAATGCCTCATACAACTGACTTCGGTGGCCGTGGTATGGTAACAAAAAGTACTGGATATTTATACAATAAAACAGCCCTGATAGTTGACATTTCTGACTTATCAATCAAGATACCGACTAATGAATGACGAGAACTTAGAACGCTTACAAACTCAGATTGAAATGATTCGCTCAGAATCCAGAATCCTTTCGTATCGTATTGACCGAATGACCGAGCAGCGGAAGATCCTTCAGGATGAGAAGCGCAAGCTTAAGGCTCAGTTAGATAACCTCTAGTGTATAATGATGTTAATTTCAGTAGACCCCCTGCGCCTCTGGCTTCCCTCGTGGTCGCTAATTCCTTCCCAAGCGGGTCGGTGTGTAATTCAGGGGGTGGTTCTTTTTCCCCGGCGTTTACCGTCGATAACGTGGTCGCTGCGTAGCGGAGGCTGCGTTCCCCACGGCCCCTTGTATGGAGGTGCTCTGCGGATGGTAATGACCTCGCATCACCCAGCAAGGGTGTCCGTGGTTCATTTTCAAGGTAAGCTGTCGGAGTAATCCACAGCAAGGGGGCCGTGGTGTGCCTCCTATTTAATTCCTTGAGGGTTACGGTTAAGCCTCGTTCCTATGGTGTGGAACGGGGCTTTTTCTTACTCCTCTGTGAAGTACTCCGAGAGATATGCCTCCATTCGAGGATCTTCTGCCGCTTCATTAAATAGTAGATCCAGGCCATTATCCGTTGCCATAAGCGCAGGAATCGAATTATGTATAAGTTGGTCTATGTTCTTGCTATCTGCGAGTAAGCGACCCGTAGATCGACTACTTAGAACTAGACTTAGAAGCCGATTTGCTACGGCATCAATCGGGATACGCAAAACTTGAGCAGTCCCTGAGTCCGTTCTAGCGCGAGCCTCACCTGCTAACAAACTAGACTTCCCAGTCTTAGCTTGCATATAGCCTACGAGTGCATTATTCAAATCCTCGATGTCCTGAACTGTGTTTTTACCTAGAACCCCCTCAAGCATTTCTCGATACTTCGTATTGCCAAGTAATTCTTTGCCTTCAAGTTTTCTTGGGTCCCACATAGCCGCCCGGTTGAACCTCTTTGAGGTCATTTGTAACGCACTACTGCCAGAGGATGCTGCATTAAACAAATCCTGGATAACCTTAGCCCTGAACGCATCCTTGGTTAGCTGATCGGGTATCTCGTCCATCACCTTAAGAGCCTCTGTCTTATTAAGATTCCTAAAGGAAACCATAAATGCCTCAGGGGACTGAAAATCTATTTCTCCGTCTTGGATTTTTTTCAGTAACTTTTTGCCTGTAACGTTCTCAAGTACGGCTTGCTTCCTTGCTTGCTCCTCAATGGTCTTAGCTATTTTTCGTACATCCTGAGGAGTCTTAGCCCCTAGTATTGCCTTTAACTGCTCTGGCTCTAACTTTCTATTAACCATATTGCTCGCATCCATAATGTCATTAAGCGACTTAAGTGCTAATGCTTGGTTTTCACCAAGTATTTCTTTAGCGACATCTGGATCATAAGCTATATCTCGTAACTTAACCCAATTGATAGTTCCATCAGTGTTTAACGACTTACCAAGAACGTGGTTAATGTATCCATCACGGAGACTCTGTATGGCGTTCGGGTCAGTCTTACCAATAACTCTCTTTAACTCCTGGACATTCTCTAAAGCCCGTCCTCCACTGAAGTATTGATTAGCTAATTGTTGTGATCCAAGCGTGTATTCGCCAACATCCCCAGTCCTCAATGCGCTGCCTACTCCTTTGCTCCGAAATGGAAGTACGTTTGCCTTGAAGTAGTTGATGGCATTCTGGTGAGCGTTTTTAAGGTCATCGCCCCCTCGGTTAATGGCCTTACCCATAATACTGTCAAGTTCATTATAGACCTTCATCAACTCGCCGGTATCTTCGCCTCTTTTACCCATACGATCAATGACCTTATATAAAGACTTCCGGCGATCATCAATCTGCTTGAGGGTCAAGGGTTGGATAGCATCCATTCGATCTATCTCAACGTAACCCAATGTTCCATCAGGCTTTGCAATGTAAGGTAA